ATGAATCATAAGCGTGTCGTGGCGGTATTCTGTCGTCAGAGTGGTAAAACAGAGACGACAAGTAAAATCGCTATAATGCTTTGTCGTAAGAGTAAAAAAGGTGATGTGTTGATATTTGCTCCGACTGAACGACAGACGGAATTAATGGCGGCGAAGATTCAGGAGAATATTTCTAAAATGCCTTATCTATCGCATTTTCATATATTGCGACAGAATCAGAGCGTGTTTAAATTTAGCAATGGACGAAGCATCATTTGTCTAACATCTGCATTATTGGGTAAGGGTGAGAGTATTAGAGGATTCACCGCCGGAGATATTATTCTCGAAGAAGCAGGCAGCATTCCCGACAGCATTATCCAATCTGTTATTTTGCCGATGGGTGCAACCACCGACCCAACAATCATAAAAATTGGAACGCCAAGAGGAAAGAATCACTTCTACGAGTCGAGTAAAGACCCGAATTATAAAGTTCATCAATATGATTATACATACCCAATTAAAGCTGGTTTGATAACCCAAGAGTATATTGATGAACAGAGAAATCTTTGTAGTGAAATAGCGTTCAGGACAGAATATGGAGCAGAGTTCATCGCTGATAGTGATGCTTATTTTAGTTATGAACTTATAGACAATTGCACAGATTCAAGTTTAACTTGGGAAACTTATACCCCAATACTCACAAAGTCTTATTTTATCGGCGCAGATATAGCGCGACTAGGACAAGATAGCACTTGCATTATGGTTGTTGAGGCGGAAGGTGGTAATGCGAAGGTCGTTCAGATTGTTGATATACCGAAGTCTAAATTGGATTTTGTGATTGAGCGATTGCGACAACTTATTACTTATTATAATCCGAAGCGTGTTTTTATTGACGAGACTGGACTCGGAGCGGGAGTCAGCGATATATTAAGTCGTGATTATAATATGCCAAAAATAGCCGAAGGAAAAGTCGTGTCTGGATTTCCTCATAAGGTTAATTATGGCGACCGCATTGTAGGAATCAAGTTCACTATTCAAACAAAACTTGATATGTATTCTAATCTTCAGGTGGCTATGCAAAACGGAAGAATTAAATACCCGAAACACCCTAAACTAATATCGCAACTGCGTGATTTCCGTTATGAAGTCACAGAAAACCAAAATGTAAAACTACATCACTCATCAAATGGTTTCGATGATTATTGTGACGCATTGGTAATGGCTGTTAAAGAAATTAGCATTAAAAAGATTGGATATGCCTTTTAATACAAGAGTGAAAATATGACAATGATTGGAAAAAAACATAGTGAAGAAACAAAAGAAAAAATAAGAGTCTCTAATCTAAATAAAAATAAAGGCAAACAAGTTCGTTTAGGTAAAAAATTAAGTATTGAATCTAAAAATAAATTGTCTAATTCTTGTAAAGGTCGTTGGAAAGGAATGACTTACGAACAAATTTACGGTGAAGAAAAAGCAAAAGAAATAAAACTAAAAAGAATTATTTCTGCTAAATTAAGAAAAGGAATTAAGTTTTCTTTACAAGGAAGACAAAATATGAGTGCAGCATTTAAAGGAGATAAAAATCCTAACTGGAAAGGAGGATTATCTTCAGAAACAGAAATATTAAGATGTAGTTTAGAATATAAACTTTGGCGCGAAGCAGTATTTATTAGAGATAATTATACTTGTGTTTGGTGTGGAGATAAACATGGCGGAAATTTAGAAGCAGACCATATTTTATTATTCTCTACTAATCCAGAACATCGTTTTAGTATTGATAATGGAAGAACTTTATGTCATGATTGTCATATTAAAAGACATAGAAAGAATTAATTTTCCTTTTTTTGGTGGTTTGAGGTATTAAACGATTACATTGACGACGAAAATAATGATCTTCGACTGCGGTTGTTGCGAAGCAAGACCGAAAGAACAAAGTTGCAAAGCTTATGGCACTAGATGGAGAAATTATATATCAATTAATGAACAAGGAATACCGTTAAAAATCCTTATGAAGTGTCGTGATTGTGGACGGATGAGACATTTTGACCTTAATGGAAAAACCAATCCTAGCATCATACAATATATGGGTAAAGAAGAAGATATGGAGATGGAATAATATGAATTGGAAATTCTGGAAAAAAGAAGAAACAAATTATAAAAAGAAAATTGTTATTAATGGTAATACTTATTTAATAGATGAATTAGTTAATAATTCTGATTGTATTAAACTATTAATACAACCATATTTGTGTGTTAGATTAAGTCCTCCAGATGTGTTATATATGGACGAGAAAAAGATGAAAAAAATTATAAAAAAAGAATTACAAATAATGATTAAATCATTAAAATGAGGTAAAATTTATGGAGAAAAAATTTGAGTTTAAAAAACTAAGCAATAACAAATATGCTTTTGTAATGACGACAGATGATATTGAGCGCACAGAAATCGTAAGTAAAGATTTCGCAATGAATCATTACAACGAGTTACTTAAACAACGTCAAGAACTAATGACTAACAAAGTAAAAATAGAAAAAGAAATAGATAATAACAAATATGATGGCGATATTGAAGAAATAGAACACTTCATGAAACTAGCCGATGCAGCAGGAAAATATAATAAATATAAACAGGCCGTTTCTAACAAAGAAGCCACTGAAGATATGGTTAAAGCAATTAATGAGAGTATCTCGGCAATAGAACATACTATCCCAGAACTTAAACGTGTGAAGAAATCATAGTTACCAACAAAAGCATCGGTGATTGTGGGTGTAGTGTGGTTGGTAACAGGAAATTAATTCATAAGCCTCACTTCAGCATTACACCCACATCTTATTTTTTTTCTTAATAATATTTAAATACTTGATTATGGAAATATGTTTTTAGTAATAGGTGAAATTTAATGGCCATTAAACCAACTATTGATGATGTAAATTATACTTCTCGAACTCAAGGACAAATTACTAGCGCAAGTACAGTATTTCCAAATAAAATAGTTCTTGATTGTGGAACTTTTTCAGCAGCAACAACTGGCGCTACTGGAGCACATCCATTATTCACCGTCACAGGCGTTGTAGCAGTAAGTATTTTTGGCGTTTGTGGCGTTGATTTAACCACTGGTGGAGCAACCACTCTAGAAGTTGGAACCGCAAGTAGTACTGCTGGTTTACTTCCACAAATCACCGCTACCAATTGGGATGCTAATGAAGTGTGGGAAATGACTGATACTAATCTTAACAAACTTGTTGTTGATTCATTACTTACTAAAAAGATTGTTACTGAATCCTCGATTATTTTAACTATTGGAACTTCAACTGTTACTGGTGGTAGTGCGAAGATTTATTTATCTTGGTATCCAATATCATCTGATGGTAATGTTGTCGTTGTAAGTCCATTCGCTTAAAATTTTATATTTATGAGTTTCCTTGGCTTTTTGAAAGCAGAAAAGAAAGTTACCGCGGAAAAGGCGGGGTCGGCCACACAGCCAGCCTATGAGAGCCCTCCTCAGAATGATGAGTATAAGGCTTATATTCCTAATTTTCTTTACAAGCCTCCTTTCGGGTACCCCCTTAATAAAAATGTTCTACACCTGAAAGCGCTTGCAAAGAATCCTTTCATTTTCTCTGTAATTAGAACATTGAAGGATGAAGCTAGTACTTGTAAGTGGGAGATTCGTCATAAGAAAGAATTTGCTAAAGAAGCTTTTGACGCGGATAATTCTGATGTGCAACGTGTTTCTAATTGGTTTTATAATCCTAATGGTAATGAGGAGAGTTTTAATGAGATTATCGGTCAATGGATTGTCGATCTCTGTGAAGTTGATGCTGCTGTCGGTGTGAAGGTTTTTAATAAGAAGGGAGAATTTTCTCAGTTATTTGCTCGTGATGGCAGTAGTTTCCTTAAGAATCCTGATATTTATGGTTATCTTGGCGGTCGTGATGAGATAGTTTATGCTTATCGTGAAATGAATCCTAACCTCACTATGCCTTATAAGATTAAGATTTATGCGGCGGCTTATGCAGAAACAGCAGCTTATTATCAATATGGTTGGACCGGCAATGCTTTACCAGTACCTTTTGGTCGTCGTGAGATTGTTTATATTATGAGTAATCCAAGAACTGATTCTATATATGGTCGTAGTCCTTTAGAAGTTATTGAGGAAGTTTTGCTTACTCTTGTTTATGGTACGCAATACAATACTGATTTCTATTTGAATGGTAATGCTCCTGATGGTCTTATCAATCTTGTTGGTGCTGACCAAGATGTTGCGAAGGCATTTCAAGAAGGTTTGCGTAGTAAGATGAAGACGCAGGATGACTTGTTGGGTAATTCTCGACGTGTTGGTCATATGTATCCTGTTTATGGTGGCCCGCAAGCAACTTTTGTACCGTTCCAATTAAGTTCTAAGGATATGGAGATTATTGAGCAGCAAAAATGGTTTACTAAACTTGTGTGGTCGGCTTTTGGTGTGACGCCTGACCAAATGGGATATAGTGAGGATAGTAATAAGGCCGTTTCTCAGACGCAAGGTGCGATATATAAGAGAAAGGCTTTGAAGCCTTTATTGAAGAAGATTGAGTACGCGATTAATTCGCAGATTATGACAGAACTTGACCCTTCTGGTAAACTAGAGTTTGCGTTTGAAGACTATGATGTTGAAGAAGAACTACGTAAAAATACACTTTATAAACTTCAAATTGAAATGGGTATTAAAACTCCTGAAATGGTGGCTGAAGAAGAAGGAATTGATATTGAGAAACTTAAGGCTCATAAGGAAGAAGAAGCCAAGAAAGAAATGGAGAAGATGAAACAACAAGCATCTTTTAGTCCATCGTTTAATAGTGGAGATAAGAAAGATTTTGGTTCTTCAGTTAAAGCTAATGTTGATTTAAAGCCCTTTGCTGGCTATAAGGACTTCGATGCTTGTGTAAGTGCTAATAGTGACAAGAGTGACCCTAAAGCTTACTGTGCGACCATTATGCGAGCCGTAGAAGGCAAGGCGGAAGTTAAAGCTGATTATGTTAAATTTACCCTTGACGAACTCATCGCGGAACATAAAAAACTTGTTAAGGCACTTGAAGATAATGATAAAGAAGAATTGGCTGATGAACTAGAAGAACAGAAAAAAGAACTTGAAGGGTTTATTGAGCAAAAGAAAAAAGCTAGCGTGAAAGCAGAAAAAGACAATATAAGCTTGTATTTTGAACGAGTAAGAGAACAACTTTTAAAACAAATTGAAAAAGAGGAATAAACAATTATGGCTGAATCCTCGCCAGAACTAAAAAGTCTTATCGAAGATATAATTAATAAATATCTGAATTTTATTAATGTAGAACACCTTAAAGAGTTCATTTTTGATTTGGTAGAGAAGAATTATCGTAAGGGTCTTGATGAAGGAGAATTGCAGTTTAACCAGAATTTCTTAGCCGATTATAACACACTCTCTTTTATTCAGAATTTTGCTTTTGATAATGTTAAAGGCCTTAATGAGGAGTTAAAGGATAGACTTCGTAAAGAAATGAGTATTGGATTAATGAATGGTGAAGGAATCCCACAACTAAAACTTCGCATTCTAGACATAATGGATATCACAATACAACGAGCAGAACTGATTGCGCGCACAGAAAGCATTAGAGCGCTAAACATGGGACATTACCAAAGTGCTAAAGAAAGCGGTCTAGAACTAAAAAAACAATGGATTGCCGCACCCGGAGAAAGAACCTGCGAGACCTGTGGATTCTTAGACCAGCAAATAGTCGATATGAATGAGAAATTTGTGAGTCAAAAAGGAGAAGAATTCTTACTTCCTGTAGCACACATTAATTGTCGATGCAGAGTATCGTACATACAAGTTTAATAACATTTAAATAGCTCAGAATTAAAAAAAGAGCCAATATGGACGATAACGACATATTGAAGCTTATTAAAGACCAGCATCTCTCTGATGAGGAAATAAAAGTTTTTCTCAAACAACTACACCAACAACCAAAGACACATAAGAAAGTAGATTTAAGTCTTGGTTATAATTACAAATTCTTAATAGTCTCCGACCTACACATAGGACACAATAATTTCAGAGAAGACATATTTGAAGATACAGTTAAGACAGCGAATAGAGAGAGAGTTGATGGAATATTAATTCCAGGGGACATTATAGAGGGAATGAGTAACAGAGACGGCCACATTTATGAAGTAGCGATTCCGGGGATTACAAAACAAGTAGATTATGCAGTGGATTTATTGAATCAATACAAGCAACCGATTTATGCCATTCTTGGCAATCACGACTTGATGAGTATGAGAAAAGGTAATCAGGGGGTGCATATTGGTAGTGATTTGGAAAATCGTGTTAAGAATTTTAATTTACTCGGCGATATGCGCGGCGACCTTACTATCGGCGCTGTCACTTTACGGTTGAGTCATGAGGGAAATAGTTCTTATGCATTAAGTTATAGTTTGCAGAAGATTATTAATGGACTTACAGGTGGAGATAAACCACACATTATTTGTAACGGTCACTTGCATAAAGCCATGTATATGTTTTATAGAAATATTCATGCATTAGAAAGTGGGACATTAGAAGACCAAACTGATTTTATGGCCATGAAAGGTTCGCCAGCTCACGTCGGATATTGGCTGCTAAAAATTAGAGCCGACAAGAATGGCTTGCAAAGTTTCAGTCCAACATTTTATCCTTATTATGATTAGAGATGAGAAAAATGGTTGATGAAGATTTAGAAGTTATTGTGCAACGAATGACCGATATAGCTAACATTCTTAACGAAGAGAGAGCCAATCCAGAACATGTTATTGTTACTAGTATCGCATTTGTTCGGATAATAGAAGAGAACGCGATGTTATTAAGCGAGGACAGTTATGAACGTCTAAAACTTTATCACGACGATATAATGAAGCCATATAATGTAAAATATGAAGATTTGAGTTTTAAATTATTATGTGATTCGTATGAGTAAGAAGAATGAGTTGTTAGAACTTCAGCATACATTGCAAACTTTGCTTGGCGTTATTGTTGATTATAATGTCGTGCAAGTTAGTGAGAAAAGACTTAAGACATTGGCTAAAGAGTATGATTTAGAACCGGTTTGTGATCTTTATGGATTTACCGATTATAAGAAAAAGACAGTATATATTCGTCGTGACATGACTAATGTTGATAAATTACAAACTTATCTTCATGAATTCGCGCATGTTTATGACGAGAATTTCGAAGTGAGTACTGGTAATAAAGATATGAGTGAAGAGCGAATTGATAAACTAGGTGCTAAATGGAAAAAGTTAATTTTTGGTGTCTAGTATGGCTCTTGATGATTATTTTATTGATTATACTAACGACCGCATCTGTGAAGATAATAGGCTCTATATGACGGCGCAAAGAATTGCAAAATATCATGAGTATACAGTTAAACAGATTATTGAGATAAATAAAGATAATTATGGTAAGAATACACACTTCGGAAGCTGACGGTATTGAGTGGTTGATTTCTCATCTCAAAAATTATGAGAGTATAACTGAACACGTTCCTTATAATCGTCACGGGTTGAATAGTGAACTTGATGTATTAAGTGAGCGCGGACGGTGGCTTCATTATTATGAGTATAAAGCATCGTGGAATAAAAGAACTGTGGCAAAAGCAGAATTGCAATTTCGCCGCGTTATTGCAGCCATGCCGGAATATAATTGGCGGTTTGTATTGGTTACGCCGCAGGGTTCTAGAGAGTATCACCGTGATGAATTGTAAATAGAAATGTTTATATACTAGTTAGTATTATATAATATTATAAGTAAATAAATGAGTGATTATTATGCCTTATAAATGCACTAAATGCAAAGCAACAACTTGGAATCCAATGAAAGTTACTAATTTATGTGAGATAGATGGCAAAGTACATACTTGGCAAGTAATGGAGTGATTAATTGAGGTGTAAAATGACAGTTGTAAAATGTGATAATACAAAAATGATTATTATTGAGTGTGCTTCAGACAATTTGCACAGTAAGATAGTTGCTGATTTAAAACCATTAATAGGACATAACGGAATTACTGGAATGAGTGTTAGACCTGAGGTTGTAATTCCTGATGATGAAGAAGCAGATTATATATTTTTAAAATGGTAATGGAGTGATTATTATGGTAAAACGTTACTATTTACAAATTAGTTCATATAATAAGAATACTATTCAAAAGATCAAGGATAAGTTAGAATCTGATTTTATACTTGATTTCGAAAGTTTCAAAGTCTCACATATAGAAGAAATAGACTATAAAATTAAAAAAACTAAAGAGCTATAATTTGAGGTGTAAATGACTAAGAAATTAAAAATTAAGATTGTTGTTAGAAAGAACGATTATGATTTTGAAATGCTTTGTTGTGGAAAGCCAATGAAATGTAAATCTAAAGAATTTACCTGTTCTGAACATAGAGACTCAAAATGCGAAGTTTGTGGAAGAAGAATCAAATATGAAAGATTCTTTCAAGAAGCCAGAAATCCAACTAAAGAAGAGCGAGAGAAATATGGTTATACCAAAGAACCCCAAGAACACACATTTAGATTTGAGGAAATGTAAATAATGGACTAATTAATGGAGTCTTAATTGGAGGACGGAACTATGACTGATTGTGATGAATGCAAAGGAAAGATAATCGAAGTCAATGGACTTACTGCTCAATGTGAGAATGGACACATTAGGGATTCGAGATTTTCGGATTTCACAGAGGAAAACGGATGGACTAAAGAGTGATTATTTATGTCAAGATTCATATGTGAAGAATGTAGACACTTAGTTATTATACCTAGAAAGAACTGTAAGTTTTGTGGATATGACCAAAGAAAAACAGAACAAGAACATTATAATGAAAAAGGATATTATTAATGGAGTGATTATTGTATGGAAAACCTATTTTTATTTATAAAAGAAAGTCTGTATTATTACAATTCAATAGTTATAGACGTTTTAAACGCCGATAGGTTTTTATTGTGGTAAGTCTAACTATGATTAGGTGATAAAAATGAAACAATGTAAGAAATGTGGATTTTTCCTTCACAATAATAAATGTCCTAAATGTTCAGTAAAATTAGTTATTCCAGATTTAAATTGCAAGAGGTGTGGGAATAAATTATCGTTGAAGAATATTATCGAATTTAAAGAATCATTAATCAATGGTCAAAAGTTTATTCCTAATTTCATTTGTAAGAAATGTTATCCAGATAAATAATGGACGAAATGTTTATTTTTTTAAGTATATAAACCCCAGAATATTGTCATTGACTACAAATTAAACAATGGCCTGCCCAGTGTATTATTTACTTATCAATTCCCTAATAATATTTAAATAGTTATCTTGGGGATATTTAAGGTATTATGGCTGATAATATCTTTAACTATTCTATAAATGATGGATTCTTATGGAGTGAAGTTAACCTTAAAGGAGAAAAGAAATTCTATATCGAAGGTTACGCGTCAACAATTGACGAAGATAAAGCGGGAGAGATTCTAGACATTACCGCACAACAAGACATCTGTAACCAAATGCAAGGAACCAATATAACCATGGATATTGAGCATGAAGAATGGTACGATGCAAATGGCAACATTCTTCAACGTCCTAAGAATGAGAAGATTCCTGTTGCAAAAATCGTTAATGCAGAACTACGACCACGCGGAACGTGGGTGAAAGCAGAAATCAACACCAATATTAATTCTTTCAAACAAGTATGGGGCAGTATAAAAGACGGTTTCCTTAAAGCGTTCAGTGTAGCATTCTATCCTGTTGAAAAAGTCGGTAGCGTCATAAAACACTTAAATCTTGTAAATGTAACTTTAACCGGCTCTCCTGTTAATCCAAACGCCACATTCGCTGTCAGTATGAAAAGCGCCGCAGCATGGCTTGATTCTCAAGAAAATTTGAAGGCAGAAAAAAACCCTTCACTAACAAATCCTGCTGATACAGTGCCATTATCAAACTCGGCCGATAAATTCCCAGTTGATGAACCGCACAAACATTCAGAAATAAAATCCGCGGAGGAAAAAACTATGGTCACTTGTAAAGAATGTGATAAAGAATTCGAAGACAAAGAAAAACTTGAAGCTCACATGGAAGAAGCTCATAAGGAAAAGCCAGAAGCAAAAGCTGAAGCTGAAGATTCTAAAGAAGATAAGAAAGAAGATGAGAAAGAAGAATCTGAAGTTAAAGCAAAAGTTAAGGCTTTAGAAATGGAAGTTGCAGCACTAAAAGCAGAGTTGCAAAAACCAGTAATGAAAGCTGTTGTCGAACAGAAAATGCCTGTTGAACAACCAGTATTCAATAAAGTTTCACCACTTAGTATGGTAAGATAAAATATAAAAATTTTGAGAGGAAAATAAAATGGCAAGCACAGGACAATATAACGATGTCGATGCAACATCTGCATACGCACAATCATTCGGTAACCTAAAAGCAGGTACCAGATATTTCGATGCAGAAAACAAAGTCGATTTAAGAGCAGAGGGCGGATACCTTCAAAACTGTTATCAAGCAGGACTTAAAGCAATGACTGCAAGCGGAATGGGTGCAGGAACAACCGATAAGGCAATAATCCCAATCTATCTTGACCCACAGATAATTGATACTTCAAGAAAGTTCACTCCAGCAGTTGAAATTATTCCTAGAGTATCTAACATGGGAGTTACCGCAGAATGGACTACCTTGAGTAAAGGCGCAGCATTCACTGCAGTTGAAGATGCAGCACTAGCAGACGTAAATGATACTTACACAAGAAATAGTAAGACAATAAAATACTTGTATGCAGTTGGTAGAATCACAGGCCAGACATTAGCAGCAGTTCCATCATTTATGCTTATGGGCATTACTGCAAGTGGCGGACAACCAGAAGGAACCTTCGGCAATGCTTCAGCACCAAATGCAATGCAACTTGAAGTACTAGCAAAGACAAGAGAAATCAAGGAACTTGAAGAGAACTTAATCTTTAACGGTAACGCAACAACTTCTGCAATTAGTGGCAATCCTGACGGAACAGAATATAACGGCATCATCCAAACAATGAGTACCACAAACGCTGTTGTAAAAGGCACAACCGCACTTTCTCTTGCTGACTTGAATACAGCTATTCAATACGCATTCGATGATGGTGGAAGACCAAACGTAGCATTCTGCAGTTCTTCAGTATACACTGATATACTTGGCTTAATACAAACAAAACTTGGTTATATGTCTGCTGAAAAGAATGTCTTCTGGGGCTTTACCACAGTAACATACAGAAGTATGGTAGGAGAAATCCCAATCATCCCAAGTATGTTCTTAAATAACACCACAGGAAGCAAATGCATCTATTTCCTCGACCTTTCAGTTGTTGAAATGAGAGTATTGCAAGACCTAACTTATGAAAAACTAGCTAAGGTTAATGATAGTGATAAATTCTTCTTAAAGATTTACGAAGTATTCATTATCAAGAACACAAACTTCTGTTCATCAGTAACAGGAATTAGTGCATAAGTAATTAACTCCCCATTATTAAGAAATTAACAATGGGCCCTTTCTTTTTTTAATTATTTTTTTTATAATATTTTTTTTGGAGGACGAACAAAATGGCAGCAGGAGAAATGACGGCGGAAGTATTCAACTCACAAGGTCCGCTATTCAATAAAAAAGTTGTTTTTATCGACGCTCAAGCAGCCGTAAATAGTGATTACATCACCGTTTCTAAACTAACCACCGTACAAGGCAGTTATTTACAAGCAACTGATGGAACCATTGCATTAAGCACTCACGCAACAAACGTAATCACAGTAACCAATGCAGCTAATAAGTTGTGGTCTGGTTTCTGTTGGGGTGTATAAAATGACCGCGGTAACAGCAAGAGTTCAAAAACAAATCGCACCTAATGGCGGAGTAAAACTATTAGGAGTAAGTTGTACTAGCGCAGCAGACGGAAACACATTAACTGTTAGTGATTTGCAAGTAGTACAAGGATGTATTGGATTCTCAACAACAGGCGTAGCAGCATCATACTCTATATCCACCAATGTAATAACATTGAATAATGGCGGAGCATTAAGCTGGTACTTCTTAGTCTGGGGATATTAGAGGTTTTAATTTATGGGAGCAACAAACGTCAATGCAATAGTAAAACAAATCACACCACTTAGCGGTGCGACGCTTGACGGATATAAACTAGGCTGGTTAGTAGCAACCGCGAAGGCAGCACAAAACGATACGGTCACAATCACAAATGCCGTTGCCGTTCATACCGCATTCTTGGAGCTAGAAGCCGACGGAGTATCCGAAGCTAATACAATAGCAACCAACGTAATCACTTTAACAGCTAACACAAATGGCAATGTTAAAGGATTAGTAATATACAAATAAAGGTGAATATATGGCAACAGCAAGAAAAGTAGCAGTTGTAGAAATAGCACCAATGGGTGGAGCAACACTCGGTGGTTATAAACTAGGCTGGCTAGAAACAGGCACAAAAGATGCACAAAATGATACATTAGAAATAACCAATGCAACATATGTTGACACGGCTTTTTTACAAATCAAAGCTAGTGGTGTAGCAGAACCTAACACCATATCAACTAATGTTATAACCTTAACTAGTGCTACGGCAACTGACGTTAAAGGATTAATAATCTACAAGTGAGGACGTTATGGCAGCACTAACACAAGACACAGATTACTTTGTACAAAACGTCTCGCCAAACCTTGGCATGACACAACTAATTGTCTCCTGCATCAACACAGTTGATAGTAGCGATACATTAACAGTTGACTTGTCAAAATACGGTTGGGGTAGTATGTGCGGAATCATAGGATTCACTCACACTACAGAAAACAGCGTTGTAATACAAGAACAACCAACAACTACAATGAGTGGTAGTACGTTAACAATTACGATTGGTGGCGCATCTAACAATCAAACAAGACATTACTTGTTATTCCTCGGCCCAACCCGAAATCAATAAGGTGACAACATGGTAACCGTAAGAACAGAAGGAACAGATTATATAGTTAAAAGAGTTGGAAACCAAGGCGGAATCACACAACTTTTAGTTCGCAGTTTAGCAACAGTAGATGCTGGCGATACAATGACTATTACATTACCAAATTATGGTATTGGTAAAAAAGGATTTATCGGAATAATAGCGTTTAGTGAAACAACTGATAACTCTGTATTCGCACAAGAGGCAGATACAACTGCAGTCAGTGCAGCAGGAGTACTAACCATTACAGTTGCAGCAGGAACTAACAATGATAGAAGGCACATTATCGTCTACGGACATAGCCTAAACCCTTAAGGTGACAAGATGGCAGCACTCGCACAAAACACAGATTATTTCGTTAAGCCAGTAAATCAGGGCGGCATAGTTATGCAAATGGTATGCACTAAGAACACTGTTGACGCAACAGATACTATAGCATACACTCTTGCAAATTTAGGAATCAGCCCAAAAGGTCTAATTGGTGTGTATGGTTGGAAACAAACAACAGATAATTCTGTTAGCGTATTAGAATTCCCAACAACATCAGTAACTTCCGGAGTACTAACAATCACAGTACCCGGCGGCACAGATAACGACCCACGTTTCTATATGATTATAGGAACTAGCGGAAGAAATGATAAAGCAATTTAAAAATTATTTTTTTAACTCCTTTTTTTAATTATATTAGCGAGGTATCACAATGAGAACAGTACTTATCGGCGGAGTTCCCGCAACAATATTTGATGAAAAAACCCATCCTTTAGGCCTTGAATATCAGAAGACACACGTTGTCGTTGGAGATGTTAAAGTCGAAGCAGTTCCGACTGTAGAGGCTAAAGTTAGTGTTTCACAGAAAGTAGCAGATGTTATTAAGAAGAAAAAATGAGAAAGTTCCTAGCATTCATAATTATCTTGTTGGCTTTACCAATAGCTTTAGCTGTAGATTTTACGCCTTCTGGTAATATGAATGGTAGAAATATTTATTCTATTTTTAATTTTACAAATATTTCGTCTAACAAAGCATTTGTGAATGGTAGTCCGGTTTGTACTTCGACAAACGGATTATGTTTGTTAAGTGATAATAATGCTGGTTGGAATAATGAATCAAACATAACATATACTAATCTTAGTATTCAAATAGGAAGTAATGCTAATTTAAACGGTTATCAATTTTCAGATAAATATATTGCGATTGATGGTCCAGATGAAAGTAAAGCATTTACATTTGCACAAAATGGTATTCCAGTTGCAGATGGGTGGAGTACCTATAAAGGAGAAAATTTATCATTTTTATATGGTGCTTATTGGTATAAGAATCAGGCCACCACGTTAGTGATTTCAGAATCTAATCGTGTTGGTGTTAATAAAGATGGAAATGTTATGGATGTAGGATTAACGGGTGTTAGTTTTAGAGGTACGGGAAAAAATGACGTATCAATATCTGGAATTTATGATAAAGAATATTCTACAGAATATGTTGTTATTATAGTTAATACTAATCATTTTGCATTATTCTCTAGTGTTAATGGTGCAGATTTTGAAGTAGTTAATACTAGTGTATTAATTAATAGTCCTACACAATTTTTAGTGGATGGTATAAATATTAATTTTGGAAGTAATTATGGTTATACTCCGGGAGATAATTGGTTCTTTATTGGTCAGACACAACGTCCTCCAGCAACATTTAGTATATCTCCTATTGGTTATCGTTATGTATTGTCAACTAAAGATTCCGGAATAACATTTAAAGACGAGACTATGGCAGCGGCTAGTGCTAATACTGTTGATATTAATACTGTTATTGATAATGGTCCTATTGATAATGATACTTATTTATATCTTGGTTCTGGTGTTAAACAGAACAATATTTATGTAGAATTAACTCAGGGTGCTGATAATTTTACTTTAGAAGTTCAATATCCCACTTCTCAAAATACTTGGAAGACACTTAATAAATCTAATTTATTAGTCGATGAGACTTTTAATCTTTCTCAAACTGGTGGAATATTTTATAGTATGGGTACAATGACTGATTGGAATTCTTCTATTAGTATTGATAATATTACTGGATTATATTGGTTAAGACTTCATAGTTCTAGTTTAGCAAATGTTACACCATTAATTAATGGTATTAATCCTAATGCGGATAATAGACTTTGTATATTGGCTCATCCACAAGATACTATTTGTTCATTTTATATTACGCCCAAAGGTGATTTGAAAAGTGCAAGTATTACTGCTGGTGAGGATTATACTAAAGAGAGTTATGCTAGTGATGTTTTAGATGAATCATTTATTATTCACAAAAAAAATAGTAATAATATGGGTTTGATATTGGCTAATATTGATGATTATGCGCAGTTTAGAATAAAGAATGTTAATTCTGGAACTAAATCTAGTTCAGTAATAGTTATTGAGAATGATAGGAATACTAGTGATAATTATTATGGTGAGTTTGGTTGTAATGGCCAAAATTATGCTCCGGGAACTGGACCTTATGACCAACCAGATTATTGTTTTTTAAATAGCGAGTCTAGTCCTTTAACAATAACTACTGGCGATAGTAGTAAACCTATTTATTTAGGTGTTGGCCACGGTAGTCCGCTTGTAGAATTAAATAGTGCTGGATTATATGTTCAAGGTAGTCAAGTATGTACTGCAACAAATGGTTTATGTAGTGTTGATGCAGATGTTAATCTTACAGAAATAGTTAATAATATTGGTAATTGGAGTGCTGACAAACCTAATTATTATATTAAAAATGAGACATATAATCAATCACAAATTGATAATATATTAAATGGTGGTAATAGTATTTATTGGTTTACTAATCAGACTAATTTGGCTAATAATAGAAATATGACATTATATATTCCTAATGGAACTTTTACTGAATTAACTTATCCTATTACAACAAATAAAATATCTTTAGGAACATTTATTACACCAAAAACTTCTGAATTAACAGTTTTTAGTGCTGGAACTAGACACATAATTATTAATGCACACAGTAGTTCAAGTAATAAAATTGTTGAATTACAAACTATTGTTTCTCGTTGTATTAATTATAATGAAAGTACCGATATTTGTGATGGTGGATTGGTTGGTTTTGCAAATAGTACAGTAGTATCTTGTAATTCTGATGTTGCTGATTTTTACGAAATGACTTATTATGTTAATTCTACATACATATTAAATTCTTCTGATAGGTTTATATTAAATATTACTGCATTAAAGACTAGTGGCGGTAATACTAATTTTATTTTGGCTGTTGATGATGGTAGTTATTCTCGTATTGAAGTGCCTTCTCCGTCTAAAGATATTTCTCAATTAGCACACGTTGGTGATTGTCCTGTTGGAGAATTTGTTGTTAATACAACCACTAGTGGAGTTGAATGTAAAGCGCCAACAGGTATTGGTACAGTTACTCAGATAGATACTGGTTTTGGTATTGATAAAGCAATTATTACTAGTACCGGAACTATTAGTATTAATATTACTGCAGTAGTTAATAATATTGGTAATTTTAGCGAGAATAAAAGTGCTATATGGTCTAATGCTAGTAATCAAGAAAATGAGATTCAAGGTTTATTAAATAGTAATACTAGTTTGAATAATAAAGTTTCTTCATTAGTAAATCTTACTATCGGACAAGTCACTACTGCCAATGGAAACTGGACTGCAGATAAAAGTGGTTATACTACCACAGGATATGTACAGAGTATTGGTAATTGGTCTGCTGATAAATCTAATTATGCATTAAATAGTAAAGTTAATTCTTTAGTAAATCTTACTATCGGACAAGTCACTACCGCTAATGGAAACTGGACTGCAGATAAAAGTGGTTATACTACCACAGGATATGTACAGAGTATTGGTAATTGGTCTGCTGATAAATCTAATTATGCATTAAATAGTAAAGTTAATTCTTTAGTAAATCTTACTATCGGACAAGTCACTACCGCTAATGGTAATTGGAGTGCTGATAAGTCTAGTTATACTTTGCTTTCATATACACAATCATTAGGTAATTGGAGTGCCGATAAAAGCGGATATACCACAACCGGATATGTACAAAGTGTAGGTAATTGGTCGGCTGATAAAAGTAGTTATGCAACCACCGGTTTAGTATCTAGTATTGGTAATTTTAGCGAAAATAAAACAGCCATATGGACTAATGCCAGCAATCAAGAAATAGAAATAGGAACATTATTTACTAATGCCAGTAATCAAGCCAACATAATTTCTGGATTAATCAATAGTAATACGACAATATTTTCTCAAATGATAACAATAAATAATTTATCAAATTCTAGTATTGCATCATTAATGAGTAATTCTACCATAGCCAGAACAGGAACTTGTAGTGCTGGAACAGTAGTACAAAATACTACAACTAGTGGCGTACAATGTGTTACAGCATCAACCGGTGGAGGATATACCACTATTAAAGACGAAAGTACAACATTAGCACAACAAACCACATTAGTAATGCAGGGAGCGGGAGTTACTTGTGTAAATGATGCAGTTAGTTCTTCAACTAATTGTACTATTCCTAGCGGTGGAACGGGAGGTAGTGTTAATGGTACATCTATTAATGTTACTGATTTAGTGGTTGTTAATAATGGAACTATGTCAAATCTTTTTTTAACGGCCGGAGGAGGAATATTTGGTGCTGGTGGGATTGTTAACGGAACACCAATCAATATTACTAGTTTAATTATTGATAATGATGGAAAGAATAATACACTAACTATGAGAGCACAATTATCTGATGCACCAATTCCTAATGCTGGTTATGCAACATTAAGTGTTAAGACACAAGGCGGTCGTAATATGTTCAGAGCAATTGGTCCTAGCGGCATGGATTATAATTTACAACCAAGTATTTATCAACAAAGAATTGTTCAAGTTATGCCGGGAGCAACCACTGCAATAACACAATTTGGTACTAGTGTAGCAACAACAAATATGGGAACATTATCAACACCAACATTTAATAGTAGATATGGTCAAAGAACATTAGTTACTAATAGTACCACAACATCTAACGTTTCAATTTTTATGACTAACATGTGGGTTAGGGGAGAAAATAGTACATCATTGGCTGGTGCTGGTGGTTGGTATAGTTTTGACCGATTAACTTTCGAAAATAAATCCGCCATATATACTGGTGTATTTAGGAATAGTAGTATTATTTTTGTAGGATTTACTAGTGGAACTGCAACATCAATGTTAAATAATAATACTGAAACATTACCTCCGGGTAGTTATTCAGGATTTTATTATAGTAATAATACATTATTGACTGCGAATAATAATTGGACGTTTATTACTAGTAATGGAACGGCAACTGTTGGTTTTAATGTATATAATACTAGTGTTCCATTTAATCCTGGTAGTGTTGTTGATTTCTATCAATATTGTCCTCCGGGTTGTCAACAGGTAAGTTTTAGAGTAGCTGACCAAATGACGGGCCAATTTTATGAGGGAGTTACTACTTCTCCAACACAATTACCGGTAAATAATACTTTACTTTATCATGGATTTGCTGGTGCACAAGTTAGGCCAGGATTAATGCCTGGCTCATTTACTTTTAGTATTGGTATGATTAGAATGTATGTTGAAACTGATAGGTAATAATTATGAAAAAAATTGTTTTGTTACCATTATTTTTTTTAATATTAATAATTAATGTTTATGCTACTATAGATACTAATCCAACAAAATCATATACTATATTAGTTGGTGATATTAATTATACTATTAATGAGTATAAAAGTAATGCAACATTTAATACGACAAAAGATATTACTGTTTCTGTATTGGTTGTTGCTGGCGGTGGTGCTGGTGGAGATGGTGGAGATAGAACTGCTGGCGGCGGTGGCGGTGGTGGTTTAATTTATAATACGTCTTATCTTATATCTTCTGGAAATTATACAATAATTGTAGGAACTGGTGGGTATGGAACAACCCCTGCACAAAAACAAGGAAGAAATTCATCATTTGGGTCTTTAATAGCTATCGGAGGAGGTTGTGGTGGTTGGGGTGCTAGTGGAGGAACAACTCATATTGGTTGTAATGGTGGTAGTGGTGGAGGAAACTCTCATGGTGGAACTACTGCCGGAATTGTAGGAAATGGTACAATAAATCAGGGTTGGAACGGTGGATTAGGTTATAATTCTGGAGTTGTAGGACAACCATTCGGAGGCGGAGGCGGAGGTGGTGCATCTACTAAAGGCGATGATTCTCCTAGTTCTGTTCGTGCCGGTAATGGTGGTAATGGAACATTAATTAATATTACTGGTAACGCCACATATTATGCAGGTGGAGGAGGTGGTGGTGGAGAAAATATATTAGGAGGAATAGGAGGATTAGGTGGAGGAGGAAATGGTAGTCAAAATGCTAACGGAAAATCAGCCATTAATTATACTGGTGGCGGTGGTGGAGGAACTGGAACTACAGGATTTGGTGGAATGGGTGGAACAGGCATAGTAATAATTAGATATATTACTCCAGGAACTAATAAATGTGACCCATATAATGGAACGGGAAATTATAGTTTTTATGATTATTGTAATTTATACATTGATACTCCAATTAATATGATGAATAATAGTATAAAATTTATTGGTGATGGTGAACATGGAGTTAATAGGACTATTATTGCTGCATTAATATATAATGTATCTAATAATTCTAATCTTAATTTATCATATAATCTTCCAGATGTTACATTATATGAAGGTGGAAGAATACAATTAGCATAGTGATGTTTTTTTATGACTAAACAAAAAAATATTGATGATGGAGAGCGTATGGCCCGTATAGAGACAGATATAAGTTATATTAAAGAAGGTATTGATGACTTGAAAACTACACTAACAAATCATATTGCTAAAGAAAGTGAAGATTTGAAAAAAATGCAAGAAGAAAATGATGCTAAATATGCTAATATTTGGACTCAAAGAATAGTTTATGGCATGGTGACTGTAGTTTTAATTGCTGTTTTGACTTTGGCTTTGAAAAAATTATTTCCTTAATAATATTTAAATACTTAATTACGAGGTTATAAGACAATGACTAATTTAACTCCTAGGTATGATGGCGCTAAGACTGGTGCTGATTGTACTGGTCTTGATGGCGCTACTGGTCGTACTTATAAATTGGCTTTTAATAATTATTATAGTATGGTAGAACTTCTTGTTCAGGGCGCTCCACAACATGAGGGTATTGATTTTAATGTTGGTAGTGATACTATCACTTTTGTCAATCCGATTTTTGACTCTTATGTGTTAAGTATTCGTTATTTCACTAGTGATACAGCAACTATTGTAACGGCAGGATATGCTTATGTAACTACCACAGAAGTTTATAGAACGGCAGGAATTTCTAGTAATGAAATTAGTGTTGTTGATGTTACTAATCAGATTGCGGTGGCAGAGACTATTGTTTGTCGTATGACGAAGAATATTTATTGGAAGTCTAATCTTGTTAATCAATCAGTGACTAGTGCCGCTAATAGTTCTGTAACACAGACTGGTGCTGGTTGGACGGTTAATGATTTTGCGGGACAATATATAGAGGTTGTTTCTAATCTTGGCGTAGTACAAATTAGACAGATTTTGTCTAATACTTCTGATACTATTACTGTTGATAGGAATTGGAGTGTTAATCCTACTAATACTAGTACTTTTAAGGTCTTTTATGTTCCGGGAGATTTCAGTCCTTATAAAGACGAAGTCTATGATGGTAGTGGATTGAATTATCAGTTCTTGCCTTATTATCCGGTTAATAGTGTGGAATCATTAGATATTGTTTATCCTTCAAGTACTATAAGTGTTACTCCTTCAAAACTTTATGTTTATCCTAAAACTGGTAAAATTCAATTTATGAGTACTGCTGAAACGCAGCGTTTTGATAAGACTTATCCGCAGCAAGTTAGTGTTGCTTATTGGTATGGTGTTGATACCTTACCTTATGATGTTAAAAGGCTTGTGGAACTTAAAGCAAGTATGCAGGTACTCTCTCAACAAATGGGCGGTACTTTTGACGACCCAAGTAGCATAACGCTTCCTGAGGCCACTGTAACGGTCGGACAGGCATATATTAATATTCGTAGTACATTAGAATCGCTTAAAGAAGAATATGATGAGTTAGTTAGTAAATATATTAGAGTATATCCGGTTTTTGGTTAAGCAAGAGCTATAATTCCAATACTAGATATTAAGGAGCAAGGGCAAAATGAGACAACTTATTAGTGCAGGCATAGAACTTAGAGAAGTATTCCCAACACTATTTATAACCCCAGTATCTTTAATTTCTAAAAGTTATACCACATCAAATATTGATGCAGACGAAACAGGAACTACAACCGCAACAACAACAATATACGTTTATATTTCTCGTAGAACAAAAAAGTTTAATTTTGACAAAGAAGGATTTGTTCAAACTGGCGATACAATAATGCTCACACTTTATGACCAAACTGTTAATCGTGGTGATTATGTAACTTGGAATGGCAACACATATAGAATTTTAAGTGTTTTAGACCGCGACCAACTTGGCGGAAATACTGCCTATAAGGCCTGTGATTTGGTGTTATTATGATTAAACGAATGACTATCACAGAATTTAATAACGCTTTTAATCTTGCACTTAATGGTATTGGTAATGATTTTGTTAATGAACTAGTTAGAACTGCACCGGTAGATACTGGATTTTTAAAGAATACTATTCGTTATGAAGTTGTAGGTCATAAACTTAATATTCACATGCCAGAATATGCTTTTTGTGTAGAATTCGGTACTAATCCGCACATTATTCGTGCAGTTAATGCTAAAGCGCTTCATTGGAAGACTGATGGTAAAGACCATTTTGCTACAATGGTTCATCATCCCGGTACGGAACCTAATCCTTTTATTCGCCGGGCAATTAATACTAAACTTCGTGATATTGTTTATGATAATCTTCGGAGGCAATTATCATGACTAGTGTATTAGATGAGACTACCATTCTTGATGAGATTGTTGTTTCTTTGCGTAATGCAGATATATTTACTACTACACAACGAGGAGTTACTACAAAAACTGATACTGATACTTTTGTATCTCCAACATCTAGTTTATTAATTAATAGAACCAATATTAAAAATGTTCGTAGTGTTAAAATAGCTACTGTGCCATTAGTGTTTGGTAAAGATTATACTGTAGATTATGATTATTTAAGTACTACTATTCAGACAAAAATAACTTTTACTACTGCACAAACAGGTGCGTGGGAAGTAATTTATGATTATGGAACGGATAAAATATTTAGTGGTTATCCGAGAAATGACTTAACTATATCATCATTTCCTAGAATCGCTGTAGAATTTGTTGATATTAATACAGAGATTGGTGGTTTTGGTAATGTTAATCAGAATCGTTATGATTTAACAATAATGGTTTATGATATTGGAAAAGAATCTACTAGAGCATATTCTAAAGTTATTAGAACTTGGATTATTAATAATCAAAATAGTCTTTATTATGCAAAAGTTATCAAGCCAACAATTACTGGTCCACTTGTGCCGGGACCTTTTGAATTATTAAAAAATCAAGTATTTCAACGTAATATAGATTTTAGAAGTATACTTAATTTGGAAGTGAACTGAAAATGAATGCTGAAGAAAGAACTATAAAAGCCAGTATTCTTGCCGGAATAACAGATATTATTATTGGACTAATAATGTTTTTTACTGGCTTTGGTGACTGGTATTACTCAAAGTTTCACGTGTTTGGAATCATTGGTTTAGGAATGTTAGCTTATGGTTTTTGGCACTTGTACTTTTTACGTAAAGAAACTGGAGTGAAATTCAAATGGATGAAGCAGAAATAGAATTATTACGAGAACAAAATATGATACTAAAAGAGATGTCTAGTAAAATGGATAGTCTTAATTATGAAATGAGAGAGATAAAAGTTCGATTGACAGATATGTCAAAATAAGGAGGAAATATTCATGGTAGCAAATTCAGAGGTCGTCGGTGGCATTGATACAAGAATACTTTACGGCGCAGAATCAGCATATGGTACTGGTGTTAGTACAGGACTAATTTTCGGTGGTCTTATACAGAGTGCGTCATTTGATGTTGACCGTCAAGTTCAAGAACACGCAGGATTCGCCGGAACAGCAGTAACTGATGGTCGTACTACAGCAAAATTTACCACCGCGACAGTGTCTGTTCGTGCGAGTGTTGATTTTAAGGTTCAGCGTTGGGATTGGCTAGAGTATGTGTTGTTAGCTACTAAAACTGGCGCTGGAACTGTCGGTTCACCATACGTTTATAGTATTGGTAAAGCAACAAAGTCTATTACTGTCACAGAGAATATCGATAATGTCGGCACTGATAGCGAGAGAACTTATGCTGGTATGGTAGTTAATAGTGCGACAATTAAGTGTGCTGTTGGCGAAGCAGTTAGTGCATCATTGGAGTTAATAGGTGGAAAACTAGCTAAGGATACATCTATTTCTGCAGCTGTCGCAATGCTTACTGATGACTTGTATAATTTTAGTGGCGGAACAATAGAGATGCCAGACGCGACACCTATCGGCAATATTATTGATAGTGTAGAATTAAGCTTTAACAATAACTACACTTTAGCTTATGGTTTTAATCAAGAAGCACAAAGCGCTAGACCCGGAAAACTAAATATGAGTTTACGTTTCAGCACTAAATATCTCGATGATGACCAAATGGATCGTTTGATGGGTTCCAGTACCGCGATAACTTCGCAGACCCCAGTAACTTTGGCTTTGAAATTCACTAAGGGCAGTTACTCGATTGATTTTGTATTCACTAACGTTGTGATAAACAAGATAACTGATTCGCATAATCTAAATGAATACGTTGTTGAAGATGTCGAGACACTAGCATCAACATTGGTAGTTAGTGAAGTATTAAGTTAAAAAAAATGGAGTGATATATTATGATGAAGGAAATTAATAAGGATGAAATCCCAGAATGGAATTATGGCAACGTAATGTTAAAAACATACAGTTATGGCGATACACTAGCACTTAACGACATGTTTGAAAAAACTGGCGAAGAATTAACCGTAAAAAACGGTTATAAAGACAGCGATTGCAACCTTTATGCACTAGCCGCAGCATTACATTTTGTCAGACAACAAGACGGAATATCATTCGTATTAAATCCTAACTCTAATATTGAACAAAAGAAAAAATTAGCATTCGATTTTGATAAGAAAGCAGCGATGTATTTATTACAACAAATCAAAGAACTTAACCAAGACCTTACTGAGGATTTAAAAAAAAAATCAGTTTAGTAATTAAAGGCAGAAGTCAGAATCACAAAGCAACACAATACATTAATGAGGCGTTGATGTGTAAAATGTTCGGTTGTAGACCGTCAGAACTTGAGAATGAGGATAGTCAAAAACTACAATTGTTCATGAGCATATATTCGCAGATTGGAGAAAAAAATCCTTTCATGTTAATGTAAGGAGATAAATATTATGGCAACCAGTACCGAACCAATAGTTGTGCAGATTATTAATGAGGGCGCTAGCGCTACAAAATCAGCGATTGGTGGCGGTAGTTCTGGCGGTAGCGCAGTTGGTGGTATAGCAAAACTAACCGGGTTAATCGGTGTGGTGGCAGAAATCGCAGGATTGGTTAAAGAAGCGGTTAATGGATTGATTAAGCCAATAAAGAGTGTGTTGTTAGGCATTCTTAAGATGGTGGCGCAGATTCTACGCCCATTCAGTGACATGATACTTATTTTGTTAATTCCTATTCTTCAATTCTTAAAACCATTAATGAAAGCATTTAATGAAGTTATGAAACCATTCCGAAAAGTTGCCATGCAACTAATGGGGGCGGCAGGAAACACTAGCGATTCAACAGCCAAAGCGGGACTTATGACTGCTGCTTTTGGCGCAATAATAGAAGGATTCCAATATGGTATACTAACAATTTTTAAAGAACTATTAAAAGTCATGATGAGTAACATCATTGACCTTATAAAAAATATGATTATTAGTCCACTAATAGAGTTATTTAAAGTAGTTGTTCCTAACTGGATTGTTAATGATGACATTTTTGATTCTGTAAAAAACGTTATTTTTGCAGGTTTAGATATTGCTAAATCAGATATTAATACTGCGCTTGATAAGAATATTACTGATGCTAGTGAAGTTAGTATAAAAAAATATAATAATATATTACAATCATTTAATAATAAAGTTGATTGGAAAACTCCAGAAGATATACTTGCATCAAAAATGTCTCAAATGTTACGAGAAGCTGCTAAGAAAGCTACTCAAAAAGTTAGAGTGTCATTAACTTCACAAGATACTGAACGGGTTACCAATACGCAAATTGCTCAGAACGCTCTTGGTTTGAATAATGCCGAGATGATTAATTGGGCGCTTAAGAATAATGCTAATTATAATATGATTATGGGATGATGATTTTATGGTTTCCGCTCCAAGTATAACAAATGCCGCCGGTGTAATTTTCACTTTTAATGAAGGTGATTGTACTGATATTACTTCATCTATTGGTGCTAATCTTGATTCTGATAGTATGCCATTGAGTACTGCACTTGACGCGTTATTATTCGATTATAATGGCGTACTAAAGACCATTACTGTTACTGGCGCATTGACTTTAGCAACGTCAACAAGAACCAGTAGTGGAACAGTTACAACTATTGATTCTCAACGTCAATGGCTCGAGGCATTTATTGATGGTAATCAATTAGGTTCTACATTTGTTAGTAATTATACTTCTACATGGAATGGTTCAACATTTGTTGATAGTAAAGTTTTAGTTGGAAATGTAACTTTTACTGAACGTTCTGGATTTCCTAACGAATTAAGTTTTACTATGACGTTGATTGTTGGAAGTGTGTAAAAACATGGCTGTTCTTTCTCCCGGGCTTTACAAGTTTATTATTGACGGCGTAGATGTAACTAGTATGGTTAAGGGTGCGAAAGTGTCTAAGGCTTATAATCAGCCTATTAAAACGCTTAGTTTGTCTTTAAATAGAAACGTTGATAGTTTATTAATGATAAATAATGATGTTTTAGGCAGTTCTATAACTGTGCAGCGAGGTGTTAGTGTTAGCACCGAACGGTATGTTTTTCGTGGTGAAATAGTCACTTATAAACCACAAGGCAGTCTTTACACAGTTAGCGCTTCTGACAAGCTTTATGTAACTTCTCGTCGTGAATACGATTATACTTTTGATATAAACACCGATGTTGAAGCCGGAGTGGCTAGTGAGATTGTAAAAACACTATTTACCTATGTTGGACTACCATATAATAATTCTACTGTAGTATCTACTGGCACTACCGCAGATTTTACTTTAATAAAATATCCGGTTAAAGGAAATATTATCGGCACACTAAAAGACCTATGCAACCTTTACGATTACCAAGTGTTCTATAATGATAGTGAAGACCTAACTTATTTTATACCAAAAGGTTATACTAGCACCACCACAACACTAACTACTGGAATAGATATTCGTAACCGCATAGAATGGCTTAATACCGTAGAAGACACCAATAACAACATTACTTTGATTGGCGGAGAACAACTTGACTGGAATACAGAAACTTTTGCGGGTCCAGCTACGACAGTAACTCTTGGCGCTACACCAGTTGATACCGACGTTTATGTGAATAGTACAGTTAAGGTGGCTCGCGGAGTTAATTCTACCGACCCAAAAGATTTTTATGTTGACGGAAAAAATTTAGTATTTACTGTTTCTAGTTCTAATATTGTAGTTAAGTATTCTTATAATGTACCGACAAAAACTACCGCAGTAGACTTTGATAGTATAGATAATTATAATCAACGCGATGTTACGATAATAAATAGTAAGTTAACTAATACTAGCGATACTGAATTGCGGGCTGCTAATTATCTTGAATCTCAAGCTAATCCATTAACTAGTGCGCCATTGTGGGTTATTGGTAATAATGATCTGGAATTAGGCCAAGAGATTACTGTAATTGATAATATTAATAAGTTAACTAAAATGGTTGTTGTGACTAATATAGAATATAATTATCCGTTCAAATATGATATTGTTACTGTTGGTAAGCGTCCTTCACAAGCGCTTGATTTACAAGCTAACATTATTGATAGTATTGTGAAATTACAACGACAACTTAGTGCTGATACTGATATTAATACACAACTAATTACTTTGCCACAACAAGTAGATATTTTTGGTTATGATAAAATTGAAGAAGCCACCGCCGATAGCGGAGTATTATATTGGGATAGTGATACGCAAGGAACTTGGGATGATTACGATTGGGGAACTGACAGTGAAGAATCTTATGGTGTTACATCATTAATTCCGTCTAACAATATTATTTTTGAAGACTTTTATAGTACGGAATTTAAAGACGCGTCTTCTACTGCAACGTGGAGTAATGCTGGCGTGGCATCATTTATTAACGGACAAATAGCATTGTCAAAATATTATCTTAAAGATTTAGAAAATACTATCTCTTCATTAATTCTAACAGCAAATTATTCCGGAAATTTAGTTTTTGAAGTATCTTGTGATGGTAGCAACTGGGAGATAGTAGTTTCTACAATATCACATCCAATGGTAGCAACAGGACATTATTTGTATTGGAGAGCTACCAGTACCGGATCATCAACAATAAATAATGTAAAAATACAATATAATATTTAAATAGTGAAGAATATAGAGGTTTATATTAATGGCAAATGGTCAAACAGTAAACAAGGGCGGAGTAGATATTATACTTGACAGAACTTTTAAATCACCAACGTACTCTATACCTAATCGTTTTAAAGTAGCTATTAATACTGTTGACGTGAATTATGGTGATGTGGCGTTAGTTACTGAAGTGCCTATTAGTGGTACGGAAATGATAGATTCTTGCAGTGCAACCACGGGATGGACCGCGTCAGGAACTAATAGTATAACAGTTAATGCTACAATGTTCAAACCAGACGGCGTTACTGATGGAGCATTAAATATTGTTAAAAGCGATATTACTAGTGCCACATTTAGTGTATCAAAATCAACCACTAGTATTAATGGTACTAGTAAAGATTTTACGATGTGGTTCTATATTAAAGATGCTACCGCATTAGCTAAATTAAAAAGTAGCGGTACTTGTCTTACTATAAGATTCGGCAGTGACAATTCTAATTATTATTATAAAGATTATACTGTGGCAGATTTAAGTACTGGATGGAATTTCTTAAAAATAGCCATTCCGGGTGGAATGACGGGCACGACCAGTACCCCAACAATCACCGCATTAGACTATACTTATATTGCAATAATAACTAATAATATTACCGATGTTTTTGTAGCGGGCGACATAATTTATGATGCTATTAGAGCCGCTAGTGTTGATGATTACTATAAGACAGTAGAAAGTATCGCTGTTGATGAGACTGATGGTAGTTGTACTATACTAAGTAAATTGACTATTACTGAAGCTACAGGATTTTTATTAAACGGCCACGCAATATTTAATACAGATGTTTCTGAAAAAATGTTTTGCAAGACAAAACACCCCTCCAATAGTAAAGACAATACCGACTTATTTAAATATACTACTAAAATCAAATTTAGAAATAAAACATGATGTAGGTGTAAAAAATTATGATATTTACTTCCGGAACAAAAGCCAAAGCTAGTGATGCTAATAAATTATTCGGTTTATATACTGGGTTTGAACAAGTTAGTTTAGCAGTGACTAATAGTAATAATTCAGTATCTCCAAGTGCTAAATATTCTTATTATTTAATTCATAATGATGGCGCAGTAACTGCTTATGTTAATTTTGATACCACAGCAACCACCGATTCTTTTGATCTATTAGCTGGAGAAAAAATCGTTGTTTATGGTACTTGTAGCGCCATTCATGGAATAACTAGTTCTGGCAATACCACACTTAGAATATTTTGTGCTGGAACAACCACTGATGCTAACAATCTTAGTGTGCAAAAATTAGCTGTTACTGATTCTAATAGTTCTTTAACATTAACATCTAATGTTACGCAAGTATTAGTTACTAGAAATGTCGGTACTAAATCTTCATATATTAATATTAATGGCGCAGCTACAACGTCACATATGAAAATAACGCCTAATTCTATTAATACATTATTATTGAAAGACATGGTTACTTTACAAAGTATTTGCGACACGTCTAATTCAACAACGTTGAAAGTTATTGGTGCGAGTGGTTTCTAATGGCTAATCCGATTCAAATTAATAGTGCTAATTTTGTAGAATATGACAATCTTTTCGACGGAGACATAAATGTCAGTGCCAATAATAACACAGTGACAGCAACCAACGGATTTATAGATACTTCTGCTACTGCAGGATTCGCATCATCCGCGTCAGTTAGTGAATCTAACGGTTCGTTATTATCTTATATTAGTGCATCATCATCCAGTAACCGTAACGGAGATACAAACGTAAAAATAGCACAGAACATAAAACAATACTCTAAATTTCAATTCGCATTTTCAGGAAGTGTTAATCGCGGAAGCAACGGTTCTGGAAGCATATCTATAACTATGAATGATGGCGGATCAAATACAATAACATTAGTATCTGCAGCCACGGGCGCAACAATAAATATGGGTGGAGGTATTGGAGGGGTTGTAACATTAACACAAAGCGGAAATAACATATACGTTAATGTTTCAGCATATTATCACGGAGGAACAGCCATCACATTCTCATCATATACTCCGGGAAACGTAGATGTTAGCACATGGACAAATGTTTATATTAATGCAATCGCATCAGCATCATGCAGCAACGGTTCAGGATTTGCACAACTCAGCATATCAAATATTTTTTGTGGTTCTTTTTTTGCAGGTAGTAAAGGTACAGCATAGAGGTTGTTTTTTATGTCGATGAATGATTATTATGTGAGTTTGATTAATAAATTGTTTCCACAAGTGTTTTATCCGAAATCGTTAGATAAAATTAGTATTTTGGATACTAATTTATTATTGAAGTATCATTTTCCCAAGGCGGATATTCACTTAAGCGATGCAAACTTTAGTCTTACTAGTAAAGAAGAGGCAGAGAAATATGTTTTGCAAAGTAGTGTTTATAAGGCAAAATATGTGTCGGAGAGTCATGATTGTGATAATTATAGTTTCGCTATGCAGGGTTATTGGAGTGAAGGTTTAGAATCTTTCGCGTTTGGTATCGCTTGGAGTAACTTACACGCATTCAACATCATGATAGACTCTAATAAAGATATTTGGGTTATAGAGCCACAAACTGGCAAATTCATGACATTACAAGAATCAAAGATTAATAAAATGTATGATATACAATTAATAATTATGTAAGGAGGAAAATAATATGGTTAAATCAGCAAGGTTAAGTTTCAAAGGCTACCGCTTCGGAGAAGCACTATATCGCAATAAAGATAGTATAAAAGGAATTATAGCAATTCTTGCAGGAATAAATACTTTATTAGGTTTTAACTGGAAAACACTAGGAATGAACTTAGGAATAGCGTTCATTGGCTTAAGTGTTAAGTTATTAAGCGATGCGGTAGATTTCTATTTCACAGAAGTAGAATTGTGAAAATAATACCCTCCCCAGTACTTTTCTTTTTTTATCGTCAATAATAATATTCTGGGGTTTATATAGTATTGAAAATTAAACATTTCGTCCATTATTTATTATCTTCAATTAAATCAAAACTGTCTTTATATTTTGTATTATATTCTTTAATTACAAAATCTCTTTCATCCTGATTACACGCTGTGCTAAATCTTAGTAATTGTTTATTTATTTTATGTTTCAGATAAAAATAAGTTTCGCTCATTTTATCACCTAATCATAGTTAGACTTACCATAATAAAAACCTATCGGCGTTTAAACCGTCTGTAATTATCGAATTATAATAATACAGACTTTCTTTTATAAATAAAAATAGGTTTTTCATACAATTATGGCTCCATTAAATCTCTCTGGAATCCCAGCTAATAATAGCCAAACCATTCCATTCAGTATAATCAGTTATATGTCTTTGAAATGCTCCAGAACCATCTGGCAAGGTTATTTCAACCATACTGGCACCTGCACGAAGATAATCAATACGCAAGTCTGGAAGTTGAATAATTCTAACCGTATTTGATTTAGCACCGCTCTTTTCCTTATCATAGTTTTCTTGTATGCTTTTGAATCTCACAATCATAAATTTCTCCAAAGCCAGACTACGGCTCTATTTTTTAATCTGTTTTTCTAATTGTTGTCTGACGAACCCGCTGAAGTTAAACTCTGGGTGTTTGGCAAGCCAGTCTTTTTGTTGTGATGTGATGTACGCGTTGTGAATGTGAAAGTTCATGATTCTCGTTCCTCAGTAATTTTTTTGATATAATTATCTATTTTTTCGGCTTGTTCTTCCATTAAAACATTCGTTCTTAATTTTTCAAATCTTATTTTGTTTTCTTTGTCTAAGGCGTCTATCTGTAATAATACATATTTAAAAAATATTTTTGTTTCCGAAGACAAATTAACTTCTTCTATTTTTTTAACTCTATATTTAATACTCTCTAATAAATTATTATTTTCTTCTTCAACAACATTTAATAATTGTTCGTGTGTATAGGTTTCCATAATTTTCCACTCTCATAATAATATTTTATAAAAAAAGGAAAAATAATTATTAACCGTCGCCGGAGCCGTAGCCGGAGCCGTAGCCGGAGCCGGAGCCGTAGCCGTAGCCGTCGCCGGAGCCGTAGCCGTAGCCGGAGCCGTAGCCGGAGCCGTAGCCGTAGCCGGAGCCGTCGCCGTAGCCGGAGCCGGAGCCGGAGCCGTAGCCGTAGCCGTCGCCGGAGCCGGAGCCGTAGCCGGAGCCGTCGCCTACATTGACCATATTTTTACACCAGCAATAGATTCTTTAGCTTTCTTTGTTATAGGAATTATTTCACAAACTCCTATAATCAATACTTCATCAACAGCCATAGGAAATTTACAATCATTTGGTTTTGTAGTTCCTTCCATTGCAAGTTGTGATAGAGTTGCTGCGCCACTCCAAAAATAAATACGTCGCGCATCATTCAATACTACTTCGTCTTTATTGCGAGATTTCAAGTATCCTGCAAATACTCCGGAGTCTCTACTGCGAACCATTACATATTTTTTATTCGCAATACTTTCTCTGGGAGTATTTTTTATACTCGATGCTAAAACGTATTCTTTTCCGTCAACTGTTATTTTTTCTTTTTCCATAATTTCCTACCCCATTATTTTTTTGTTTTAACTGCATACTTCAGTGTATTCTTTTTGTGCAGCTATAATTTTTGTTACTTCGCAGTATCCATGATGGTCTATTATCTTAAAGTTTCCTTGGTTGCAAAGTGGTGTTTTTGGCGTATGATATGGTCTTACACACCATGCATCATTATTGTTTAGGTTGTATGGCCAGTTGCAAAGTGGTTTTTCTAATACTTTTTTCTCGCAATTATCGCCCTTTAAGGTATAGTCTTTATCACAATACAGTTTTGTTATTGTCTCGCAGGTTGGTTCTACAGTTGGAGGAATAATAACAACTGGGGTTATAGACACATTCTTTTTGTGGTTTCCGCGATGACCGATTAATTGATAGCATTGCATTTGATTAGTGCGATGATTCATACTCATATAGCCGTCGTTGGTTTTATAATCGATTTTTGGTGTGCCGTTAAAAAACATTGGTTTGAAATCACAACTTTGATATGTTAGTCCGTTGGTGAATTGGTATTTTGCATTTTGTGGCGGAACTATTGTTCCTACAGCGAATACAGAAACGCTCATTGTGATTATCATAATTAATAATATTAATTTTTTCATTGTGTTAACCTCTGATTTTTTAATGAATATATTTCTTTGCCGAATCTTATACCATCGTATTGGTATATCTTGTTTTTGTATGTAATACTATATAAATCCACCGATTCTATTGGCACAATGTGCGTGCTGAGGTCTTTATCGTCTAAATCCCTCATAGTTTCAAACATAAAACAGTTGTTTGGCATTCTAGCATTGTCTTTTGGTATAAAACGAGGATTCAAAATATAATGTTCTAAATTTTCCATAATCAATTCACCTTCTTTATTATTTTTCCTTGATAACAATCAACTA